GGGCAGGAAGCAGTAGAGGAAATCGAATCAAACCATAACCGCTATCGCTGGACTGTCGAAGAGTGCAGGGCCATCAAGGCGGAGTATCAACAGAAACTTAAAAAACTGCGAAACAGCAGAAGTGAGGTTGCATGAATATCTACGAAAGAATTGATGGCAGCAAATACCGAAATATTTGGGTAGTTGGCGATCTGCACGGATGCTACACGAACCTGATGAAAAAACTGGAGACGATAGGATTCGACACCAAAAAAGACCTGCTTATCTCGGTGGGCGATTTGGTTGATCGCGGTACAGAGAACGTAGAATGCCTGGAATTAATCACATTCCCCTGGTTCAGAGCTGTACGTGGAAACCATGAGCAAATGATGATTGATGGCTTATCAGAGCGTGGAAACGTCAATCACTGGCTGCTTAATGGCGGTGGCTGGTTCTTTAATCTCGATTACGACAAAGAAATTCTGGCTAAAGCTCTTGCCCATAAAGCAGATGAACTTCCGTTAATCATCGAACTGGTGAGTAAAGGAAAAAAATATGTCATCTGCCACGCCGATTATCCTTGTGATAAATACGAGTTTGGAAAGCCAGTTGATCATCAGCAGGTAATCTGGAACCGCGAACGAATCAGCAACTCACAAGACGGGATCGTGAAAGAAATCAAAGGCGCGGACACGTTCATCTTTGGTCATACGCCAGCAGTGAAACCACTCAAATTTGCCAACCAGATGTATATCGATACTGGCGCAGTGTTCTGCGGAAACCTCACATTGATTCAGGTACAGGGAGAAGGCGCATGAGACTCGAAAGCGTAGCTAAATTTCATTCGCCAAAAAGCCCGATGATGAGCGACTCACTACTGGCCACAGTTTATTGGTTTTCGTAACTGAGTCATTTTATTATTTTATTGCAACTTTTAATCTTTTATAGTGCGAAATAAATGGAGCTGGCATTCATTTCGCACTTTATGTTTTTGTTGGACTTATGTTATTTTGATTGAATTCAATTCAGTTAAAAAAAGAAGGTGATTGCTCCATTTATAAATGAATAGTCATCCCCTGTCTTGAATTCTGATGTTACTTTATTAAATGCTAGTGTGAAGGCTACAGGTGCATACCCAATTGTTGCGCCAACTTGATATTCATCAACAGTTTTGTTTAGCGATACTGTTGTTTGTTTCGTCTGTATTGTTTTTCCTTCGAGAGTATAGTTGCGATTGACATCTCGTCTTTCCATACCTGCAAAAATCTTGTATTTGAATCCGCTTGTATCGGACATATGCATTAAACCACGGGGAGCCAGCAGACCAAAGCCATTATCCGAATTGAAGGTTTTATCATTACCAATGGCAATGGTTGCGCCATATGCTACATATTGAAATAAGTTTCCAGTAACAGCAGAAACTTCAGGGTATAATCCAACATTAGCACCTAAAATATCCATACTTGGTGTCATGGATAGCATCCCTTTTACAGTATAACCGTAGCGATTCTCTATTTGATCATCCCATGCATGATATTTTTCTGCCCCAATAATCTCATGAGCTTTATTTTGTACTTTCTGACCGCCTGCGTCGGGGCCAACAACACCTATGTCAGTACCTAATCGATAGCGAATCCAGTCATTCGCAAGGGAGTTCCATTCAATACCAGTGTGAGTGTATGCACTAAAAGCTCTGTCTCCAGTTACAGCTGTGTTGTGTCTTTTATTACTGCCTGATGGAGAGTAAATATCTTGCGCAATATGGAGAGATAATTGGCTCGAGTCTGAGATATCGTGGCTATATCCCAGAAATAAGCCTTGTGAGTAATCATCTCTGTTTTCATGTTTATTGCCATAAATATCATTAAGTATTGGTTGAAACTTCCCTGCATCATCATTTGCTAATGATAATGCAAGGCTGTTCGCGATAGCTGAACACGTGGTAAATGACAGAGCAATAAAGACGCCAGCGATGACACTTTTTTTCATATGTTATTGTCTTCCTTTTTTTTGAATGGTGCGCGTATTTTACATACATGAGTTTGTAATGCAAGGTGCGTAATCAATATGATGTTTTATAATTGCGTGAGACAATTGATTTATTCGTTTTTTATTGCGGTTTTTATTATCTTTTAATGTAACGGTGTTTTTATTAAGTGTGTTTGCGTGGTGTTTTATGTTTTTTATAATTTTATTTTATTAAATTTAAATGCATTAGTAATGGCTATTCTATATAGCAATATAAGAACTGTTACAAAAAAAGGGGGGGCAATTACAGGTAGTTATGGATGATGAGTGAAACAGATATTGGAGAACCGGGGAATGAATGATGTCTGAGTCTTATATATCAGAACTCCTTCGCTGTCGCTGGGGGCTCCTGTGCTTATGTCGTTTCCCCGATTCGGTTTTGAACGATTACCGAATGTTGAAGAATTATGCCAAAATATAGAAAGGATTTACTGCATGAATACCCAATATTTACAGTATGTTCGTGAGCAACTTATGGCAGCTACTGCTGACTTGAACGGAGCAACGAAAGGCCAGCTCGAAGCCTGGCAGGAGCATGCACAATTTGATACTGGTACATACAAACGAAAGAAGCCGCGCATTCTGGATGTGGTAACTGGCAAGATGATTACGCTGGATAATACGCCGACTTCCGGTAAGCAGTCGTACGCAAAAGGTTCATCCATTGCACTGGTCAGCCAGGTTGAGTTCTCAACCTCGTCATGGCGCCGCGCGGTTCTGTCTCTCGAAGAACATCAGAAAGCGTGGTTGCTGTGGAGTTACAGCGAAAGTGTTCGCTGGGAACATCAGGTCACCATAACGCAGTGGGCATGGAGCGAGTTTAAGACTCTGTTGGGTACCAGGAAAATTGCAGGTAAGACACTGGAACGTTTGAAGAAGTTGATCTGGCTGGCGGCACAGGATGTGAAGAACGAGCTGGCAGGGCGTAAGACCTATGAATACCAGGAGCTGGCATCACTGGTGGGAGTGACATCAAAAAACTGGTCTGAGACATTTACTGAACGCTGGGTTGCAATGAAACACATTTTTCTACAGCTTGATAGCCAAGCTTTATTGCTTTTAACGAAAACACGTTCAAAACAAAAGACCACATTTTCACAGCAAGATATTGCAAAACTGGATTAAAAATCATATATTTTATGTAAATCTGATATTTTGCCAATGTTGTACGCACTGGCAGTAATCCAAATTCAAGCCCGAGGTTTAAAGCCTTGGGCTTTTCTGTTTCTGAACGGTGAGTAGCCTTCCAACCTACCCCAGCCAGGGGGTCTTCAGCTGTTGAGTTGATATTGCTTAGCCCTCTGTTGCCAGCTACATGCTGGCTTTTTTATTCCAGGCTTGTGGGGAGCATCAACTCCGTGCTTTGTCGTTAAATTACCCCGTGAGCCTGATTTCTGACATTTAACGTCCCGGCCTTTTGTCGGCGGCGAAACATTGGCTATTCATATGCACGAAAAAGAGAGCCTTGCCGGAGCGTTCTGGCTCGTTTTGCTGATCATCGCAGGTTGGGGCGGTCTGGTCCGCTACCTGATAGATGTGAAGCAGAGTAAAGCAACGTGGAGTTGGATAAATGCTCTGGCTCAAATAGTGGTATCAGGATTCACCGGTGTTATTGGTGGCCTGATCAGCATCGAAAGTGGATTCAGTATTTACATGATTCTCGCGACAGCGGGGATTAGTGGTGCGATGGGTTCGGTTGCACTGACGTACTTCTGGGAACGACTGACAGGGGTGAAAAATGCAAAATCTTAATCCTCAGCGTAAAGCCTTCCTCGATATGTTGGCGTGGTCAGAAGGAACGGATAACGGGCGACAACCGACACGTAACCACGGTTATGATGTTATTGTTGGCGGCGAACTGTTTACTGATTACTCCGATCACCCTCGCAAACTTGTCACGCTACACCCCAAACTCAAATCAACAGCCGCCGGACGTTATCAGCTTCTTTCACGCTGGTGGGATGCTTACCGTAAACAGCTTGGTTTGAAAGACTTCTCCCCCAAAAGCCAGGACGCAGTGGCATTGCAGCAGATTAAAGAGCGTGGTGCTTTACCTATGATTGATCGCGGTGATATCCGTCAGGCAATCGACCGTTGCAGTAATATCTGGGCTTCACTGCCGGGCGCTGGTTATGGTCAGTTCGAGCATAAGGCTGACAGCCTGATTGCAAAATTCAAAGAAGCTGGCGGAACGGTCAGAGAGAGTGAGGTATGAGCAGAATAACCGCGATTATCTCCGCTCTGCTCATCTGCATCATCGTCTGCCTGTCATGGGCTGTTAATCATTACCGTGATAACGCCATTACCTACAAAGCCCAGCGCGACAAAAATGCCAGAGAACTGAAGCTGGCGAACGTGGCAATTACTGACATGCAGATGCGTCAGCGTGATGTTGCTGCGCTCGATGCAAAATACACGAAGGAGTTAGCTGATGCGAAAGCTGAAAATGATGCTCTGCATGATGATGTTGCCGCTGGTCGTCGTCGGTTGCACATCAAAGCAGTCTGTCAGTCAGTGCGTGAAGCCACCACCGCCTCCGGCGTGGATAATGCAGCCTCCCCCCGACTGGCAGACACCGCTGAACGGGATTATTTCACCCTCAGAGAGAGGCTGATCACTATGCAAAAACAACTGGAAGGAACCCAGAAGTATATTAATGAGCAGTGCAGATAGAGTTGCCCATATCGATGGGCAACTCATGCAATTATTGTGAGCAATACACCCGCGCTTCCAGCGGAGTATAAATGCCTAAAGTAATAAAACCGAGCAATCCATTTACGAATGTTTGCTGGGTTTCTGTTTTAACAACATTTTCTGTGCCGCCACAAATTTTAGCTGCATCGACAGTTTTCTTCTGCCCAATTCCAGAGACGAAGAAATGGTGGGTGATGGTTTCCTTTGGTGTTACTGCTGCCGGTTTGTTTTGAACAGTAAACGTCTGTTGAGCACATCCTGTAATAAGCAGGGCCAGCGCAGTAGCGAGTAGCATTTTTTTCATGGTGTTATTCCCGATGCTTTTTGAAGTTCGCAGAATCGTATGTGTAGAAAATTAAACAAACCCTAAACAATGAGTTGAAATTTCATATTGTTAATATTTATTAATGTATGTCAGGTGCGATGAATCGTCATTGTATTCCCGGATTAACTATGTCCACAGCCCTGACGGGGAACTTCTCTGCGGGAGTGTGCGGGGATAATCAAAAACGATGCACACCGGGTTTTCTCATTTTTCACGAGATGGGAGCGATTTCCCGCGAAGCCGCCTGTCCGGTGCGGTGGTGGAAGAAACCGGATAAAACAACCGCATTGTGCAAATATCGATCAAATATGGTGCTGCTGTGTGAAATCTGAAAAATCACAGCGGTCATTATGCATCAGTTTTTAACACAGGACGTCAGAACGTGACATGGCAAAGCTGGACTGGAAAAAGCTGGAGCAGGCATTCCGACGCGAACATGCCGAAACGGGAATAACATTACTGGACTGGTGCCGGAAGAAAAAGATTAATTACAACACCGCCAGAACCCGTATAAAAATGGGCAAAATCGATCATGAAATTGATCATAAAACCGATCATGAAATCGATCATGACATCTCAGATGAAGAACCCTGCAATGACGCGGGTTCCGGCGATGAAAAATGTGCAAAAAACTCTGAAAAAAACTGCGCAAATTCGGCAGAAACGAAACGGATTCGTGGTTCCCGACTTTTACCACCTTCAAACGCTTTTTCTCAGCGAAACACCCACGCCGTAAGACACCGTGGATATGCGAAGTATCTTGAGGCAGATAACCTCATGGATGATGCGTCCGACATGGTGCTGTTCGATGAACTGGTGTTCACCCGGGCCCGCGCACTTTCAGTAACTAAGGCACTTAAAGGGATGTTCGCCGACCTGGAAGAGGCAACTGACGTGGAAACCCGTGTTGCTCTTTACGACAAAATACTCAAAGCTGAACAGGCCCTTGACCGGAATATTGCCCGTATCGAGTCAATTGAACGCTCATTGCTGACGCTGGACGTCCTGGCTGAGACAGCACCAAAACTTCGTGCTGACCGGGAAAGAATCAACGCCGCCAGAGATAAACTCAGAGCTGAAACCGATATTCTGACCAACCAGCGTCGGGGCGTTGTTACGCCTGTCAGTGACATCGTGTCATCGCTGCATGAAATGAGTAATTCGGGGAGACTGGATGACATTCCGGAAGAATGAACCGCGATGTGATGAGCCGTCAGAAATGACCGAGGCTGAACAACGTCTGTTCATCATGACTAAACTGAGCAATCCCTGGTGGCGGCTCAATCATCTCTACAAAATACAGAACGAAAAAGGTGAACTGGTCACCTTCAGAATGCGACCGGCGCAGCGCCAGTTGTTCCGGAGCATGCACAATAAAAATATTATCCTGAAAGCGCGCCAGCTGGGATTTTCCACAGCCATTGATATTTATCTTCTCGACCAGGCATTATTCATTCCGCATCTCAAATGCGGGATCGTCGCTCAGGATAAACAGGCTGCCAGTGAAATTTTCCGCACAAAAATTGCTGTACCGTTTGATCATCTCCCTGACTGGCTGAGAGCCTCATTCACCATCGTTGAACGTCGTAGCGGTGCCAGCGGTGGCTATATCCTGTTTGGTCACGGCTCGAGTATCCAGGTGGCAACCTCATTCCGTTCAGGTACGGTGCAGCGCCTGCATATCTCAGAGCACGGCAAAATTTGCGCGAAATATCCGGCTAAGGCGAAAGAACTGCGAACCGGTACGCTTAATGCCGTCTCTGATGAATGCATTATTTTTGATGAGTCCACTGCTGAAGGCGTGGGTGGTGATTTTTACGAGATGAGTAACCGAGCACAGGAGATCACTGCATCAGGCTTATTGCTGACGGCACAGGATTATAAATTCCATTTTTACGCCTGGTGGCAGGATCCTAAATACAGCGCCAGAGTGCCGGAAAGCGGGCTGAAGCTGTCACGGGAAAAAATGACGTATTTTTCTGCGGTTGAGAAGGCAATGAACATCACGCTTACTGATGAACAGAAGCAGTGGTACATCAATAAGGAAACTGAACAGCGTGAGGAAATGAAGCAGGAGTTTCCCTCAACGCCACAGGAGGCGTTTCTGACGTCCGGACGACGTGTGTTCAGTGCCGAAAGTACGTTGCAGGCAGAATCATTCTGTTCGCCACCGATGATTGTTTATGACATTGAACCTGTTACAGGAGCGAAGACTAAAGCTCAGTCTCTGCGTGAAGGAAATAAAAACGAGTTGCAGCGGACGCTGATGAATTATCTGCTGGTATGGGAACTGCCGGATCCGGATGAAGAGTATGTTTGTGGGGCAGATACTGCCGAAGGGCTGGAGCACGGAGACCGCTCATCGCTGGATGTTGTCAAACGCAGTAATGGCGAGCAGGTGGCTCACTGGTTCGGGCATCTCGATGCTGAACTTTTTGCTCATCTCATTTCGCAGGTCTGTCGTATGTATAACAACGCGTTTGTGGGGCCGGAGCGTAATAATCACGGACATGCAGTTATCCTGAAACTCCGGGAACTCTATCCGACACGTTATATCTACAACGAACAGCATCTTGACCAGGCATATGACGACGATACGCCCCGCCTTGGCTGGCTGACAACCCGTCAGAGCAAACCTGTTCTGACCGAAGGAATGAAAACGCTTCTGAATAATGGAATATCAGGGATCCGCTGGTCAGGCACATTATCGGAAATGAACACCTACGTTTATGACGCGAAAGGCTCCATGAATGCACAGGAAGGCTGCTTTGATGATCAGCTCATGAGCTACATGATTGCCCAGGAGATGCGCGCCAGAATGCCGGTGAGGGTAAAACAGAAAACGGATAAACGCAGAACCACACACTGGATGGCTCACTGATGAAAAATGAAACTAACACCATGGCGACGAAAAACGACAATGGAGCCACGCCGCGTTTTTCTCAGCGCCAGTTACAGGCGCTTTGTTCTGATATTGACAGCCAGCCTAAATGGCGTGATGCCGCAAACAAGGCCTGTGCGTATTACGATGGCGATCAGTTGCCACCGGAAGTTCTTCAGGTACTGAAAGATCGCGGTCAGCCGATGACTATCCATAACCTCATCGCGCCTACCGTCGATGGCGTTCTGGGAATGGAGGCCAAAACACGGACTGATCTGGTGGTGATGTCAGACGAGCCAGATGATGAAACTGAAAAACTGGCTGAAGCTATTAATGCTGAATTTGCCGATGCATGCCGCCTTGGCAATATGAATAAAGCCCGCTCTGATGCCTATGCGGAACAAATCAAGGCGGGCCTCAGTTGGGTGGAGGTCAGACGAAACAGCGATCCGTTCGGGCCTGAATTTAAGGTGTCTACTGTCAGCCGGAATGAGGTTTTCTGGGACTGGCTGAGCCGGGAGGCTGATTTAAGTGACTGCCGATGGCTGATGCGTCGCCGCTGGATGGATACCGATGAGGCAAAAGCTACATTCCCGGGAATGGCTCAGGTTATCGATTATGCCATTGATGACTGGCGTGGTTTTGTCGATACCACGGTTACTGAAGGCCAGCCCAGTCCGTTGATGAGTGCATGGGAAGAGTATCAGTCATGGGATCGACAGCAGAACGAATGGCTTCAGCGTGAACGCCGTCGTGTGCTGCTTCAGGTGGTTTATTACCGTACATTCGAGCGTCTTCCGGTGATTGAACTCAGTAATGGACGGGTGGTGGCCTTTGATAAAAATAATCTGATGCAGGCGGTAGCTGTGGCATCCGGGCGGGTTCAGGTGAAAGTCGGGCGGGTAAGCCGTATTCGTGAAGCCTGGTTTGTCGGGCCACACTTTATTGTGGATCGCCCCTGTAGTGCTCCGCAGGGGATGTTTCCGCTGGTTCCTTTCTGGGGATACCGAAAGGATAAAACCGGGGAGCCATACGGGCTAATTTCCCGCGCCATTCCGGCACAGGATGAGGTGAATTTTCGTCGTATCAAGCTGACCTGGTTGCTTCAGGCCAAACGCGTGATTATGGACGAGGATGCCACCCAGTTGTCAGACAACGACCTGATGGAGCAGATCGAACGTCCGGATGGCATTATTAAACTGAATCCGGTCCGAAAAAATCAGAAAAGTGTCGCAGATGTTTTTCGGGTTGAGCAGGATTTTCAGGTTGCCAGCCAGCAGTTTCAGGTCATGCAGGAATCGGAAAAACTTATCCAGGATACCATGGGAGTGTATTCCGCATTTCTCGGGCAGGATTCAGGTGCGACGTCAGGCGTGGCTATCAGTAACCTGGTGGAGCAGGGGGCCACAACCCTTGCGGAAATCAACGATAACTACCAGTTTGCCTGCCAGCAGGTGGGAAGACTGTTGCTGGCTTATCTTCTCGATGACCTGAAAAAACGCCGTAATCATGCAGTGGTGATTAATCGCGATGATCGCCAGCGTCGCCAGACCATTGTCCTCAATGCTGAAGGTGATAATGGTGAACTGACCAATGATATTTCAAGGTTAAATACACATATTGCGCTGGCGCCTGTTCAGCAGACACCGGCGTTTAAGGCACAGCTTGCACAGAGAATGTCAGAGGTTATTCAGGGGCTGCCGCCTCAGGTGCAGGCTGTTGTGCTCGACCTGTGGGTTAATCTTCTGGATGTGCCGCAGAAACAGGAGTTTGTTGAGCGTATTCGTGCTGCGCTGGGGACGCCAAAATCACCGGATGAAATGACGCCGGAAGAACAGGAAGTAGCGGCACAACAACAGGCACTTCAGCAACAACAGGCAGAACTCCAGATGCGCGAGATGGCTGGCAGAGTGGCAAAACTGGAAGCTGACGCCGCCAGGGCACATGCAGCTGCACAACGGGATAATGCCAGTGCACAGCGGGAAGTCGCCCTGACACAGGGGCAGCGTTATGTGGATGCGCTTAACCAGGCACATACGGCAGAAATCATTACCGGCGTACAGAATATGGAACAGGAGCAGGACGTTCTTCAGCAACAGATGCTGTATACGTTACAACAGCGGATGAATGAAATGTCGCTCTGAAAACTCTGGCTTCAACTGAACCCCGTCATCGTACGGGGTTTTTTGTTTCCGGAGGTAAGCGTTCCGGGAGCGGTGCGCTTATTCGCGGGGGCAGCGATAAGCCTTATTTACTCAACCATTCGGATCTGTCCGATAAACAGACCATGCGGAGTTATTTATGGATTTTGAATTTACGGGTGAAGAAACCCCGGAACAACTGGAAAAAATGCTGGAAGGACTTGGGGATGTGGATATTGACAGTCACGCACAGGACGTCGTGACGGAAGATACCACGGAAAAACATGCGGATGAGGAAGCACAGACTCAGACGGGCGATAACAATGTGGCACCGACGCCGGATGCCAGTGTGGAGCAGACGCAGGACGTGAAGGAGCCGGAAGCGAAGGGGGTGCTCACCCGCGACGGTAAACACGTCATTCCCTATGAAGTCCTTGAGGCTGAACGTTCCGGTAAGCAACGGGCCGAACAGGAAGCCGCACTTCTTCGTGGGCAGATAGCTGAAGAAAAACGCAGGGTGGAACTGCTGACGTCTCAGATCCACCAGGCCGGTATGAAGCCCACACCGTTACCGGAAAACGAAAAAATTTCTGATGAGCAGATTGCCCGTATCAGGGAGATGTATCCGGAAATTGGTGACGCGGTGGCTTCGCTCATCCGTAAAAATAACTATCTCCAGTCCCGTGTTCAGCAATCAGCACAGCAGGCAGAAGGTAATGGTGGTGAGGATTTATCACCGGTTCTTGATGCGATGAATGCCGTGCCGGTGCTGAAAACGTGGCAGGAGTCCGATCCAGATCGCTTCTCGGTTGCTGTATCCATCGACGGGAAGCTCCAGAATGACCCCGCATGGAAAGACAAAACGCTCACTGAACGTTTCGCTGAAGTGGCCCGTCGTACGCAGGTTGCTTTCGGTGAAGTCAGTGAGTCGTCTGCTGACAACAAGGCAGACAAAACGGATATCCGGAAAACGGCGGAAGAGAAAGTGAAGACCGCTGAACAGGAGCAGGCAGTACCTGCTTCCCCGTCAGATTTAGGCACCACGGCTTCCGTCGGAACCGGTGATAATTTTGAACGGTTACTTGGCGCTTCTCATTCAGAGGCAGAGGCGATTATGCGCGGTATGACGAATGCTGAAATAGACGCGCTTCTGGAGAAGCTCGGGTAACTTACTGAAGGAGAACTGAAGTAATGACGACTGTAACATCAGCCCAGGCGAATAAGCTGTATCAGGTGGCGCTTTTTACCGCTGCCAACCGCAACCGCTCGATGGTAAATATCCTCACTGAACAGCAGGAAGCGCCAAAAGCGGTTTCGCCGGACAAGAAAAGCACGAAGCAGACCAGCGCGGGTGCGCCGGTTGTCCGTATCACAGACCTTAACAAACAGGCCGGTGATGAAGTGACCTTCAGCATCATGCACAAACTCTCAAAACGTCCGACGATGGGAGATGAGCGTGTTGAAGGTCGTGGTGAGGATCTCAGCCATGCTGACTTCTCCCTGAAAATCAATCAGGGACGTCACCTGGTGGATGCAGGCGGACGTATGAGTCAGCAGCGCACGAAGTTTAACCTGGCATCCTCAGCCAGAACGCTTCTGGGGACGTACTTTAATGACCTGCAGGACCAGTGTGCGATAGTGCATCTTGCTGGAGCTCGTGGTGATTTTGTTGCTGACGACACTATTCTGCCGACAGCGGAGCACCCTGAATTCAAAAAAATCATGATCAACGATGTACTGCCTCCGACACATGACCGTCACTTTTTTGGCGGTGATGCGACAAGCTTTGAGCAGATTGAAGCGGCAGATATTTTTTCTATTGGCCTGGTGGACAATCTCTCCCTGTTCATTGACGAAATGGCGCATCCGTTACAGCCGGTTCGTCTGTCCGGTGATGAACTTCACGGAGAAGATCCATATTACGTCCTGTACGTCACGCCGCGTCAGTGGAATGACTGGTACACCTCGACGTCCGGTAAGGACTGGAACCAGATGATGGTTCGTGCCGTGAACCGTGCAAAAGGTTTTAATCATCCGCTGTTCAAAGGTGAATGTGCGATGTGGCGCAATATCCTGGTTCGTAAGTATGCGGGTATGCCGATCCGTTTCTATCAGGGGTCAAAGGTTCTGGTATCAGAGAATAACCTGACGGCAACCACGAAAGAGGTCGCTGCTGCAACCAATATTGACCGCGCCATGTTACTGGGGGCTCAGGCGCTGGCAAATGCTTACGGTCAGAAGGCGGGCGGTCACTTCAACATGGTTGAGAAGAAAACGGATATGGATAACCGTACTGAGATAGCAATCAGCTGGATCAACGGTCTGAAAAAAATCCGTTTCCCCGAGAAGAGCGGCAAGATGCAGGATCACGGCGTGATTGCCGTTGATACAGCAGTGAAGCTCTGATTTTTTCCTTTCCCTATGCCGGGTTTTCGCCCGGCTTTTTCAGGAGTCATTAATTATGGCAAAGACTATCCTTGCCCCGTCACTGAGTGAACGGGTCTATACGGGTACGCACGGTAATGAGTCGGTGGCAGAAGGCGTATTTACGGTGAATGCTGCGGAAGCGGACAGTGTTATTCATCTTCTCTCACTGCCAGTGGGCATCCGTATCAACTCACTCCAACTGGTTTCAACGGGTGGTCTGGGTACTGCAACCGTCAGCATTAAGTCCGGTGAGCATGCTCTCATCGATAACAGCGAAGCTGTTTCTGCAAAATTTGCCAGATATGTGCCAGTGGAGCCGTACACCACACAGCGTGACGGGGAGCTGGTTACTGTCACCATTAAGACTGCCGCTGCAACCGGCACCCTGAATGTTCTGCTGCGTTATACCGTGGTGGGATACTGATTAAAACCTTCCGGCCCGCGTCATGCGGGCTTTTTATCCGGGGAATTATATGAGTGAGAAAATTGCCGTTGTCTATATCGGCCCAAAACCCGTGAAAAAGGACACCATTACCGGAAGTCGCACGCTGTTCCCACGTCTTGAGCCGGTGCATGTTGACAGCGCGATGGCCTGGCAACTGCTGGGGTTTCCGGATGTCTGGGTTCGTCATGAAGAGCTTGATGATGTTCTGAAAAAGCAACAACAGAATGAGCAGTTGCGGCAGGCACAGCAGGCGCAGGAAAGAGTGCTTGCTGCGCTGGCAGAAGCGGAGAACAGTTTTGTTGTTTCTGTTAACGGGCAGGAGGTGGATTTAAGTAAGCTCACCTCAGCACGGCTGGCGACGCTGTGTGAGGCAGAAGAGCTGGATATTCACAAAGACCCGAAAGAAACGGCTGAGGCATTCCGTATCCGGGTGCGTGAGGCATTTCGCCGTCGTGTTGCGGAGACTGAACAGCATGGCGGAACTGAGTGATTTTTTACCGTATGTCCGTCGTCATATCAGCGGTCCACTGAACATTATGATGACGGATGCTCTGTCAATGGCTGCCGTGGCATTCAGCCGCCAGTCGTTGGTGTGCCGTCGGGAGGTTACTGTTGTACCAGTAGCAGGAAAAGAAATCGTGCTTCCGTATGACAAAGATGATGAGGAGTGCGTTCATATCATCCGTATCTCTGACGATAATCATGAGCTTTTTGTCGGTCGGGATGTGGATATCAGCTCCGGACGCTCCCTGCGATTTGCCTGTTCTCCCGGTGAGGTGAGCGTGCTTTATGCCGTCGCTCCGAAAGCCGGACGCAGCCAGATACCGGATGAACTCCTCACATGGCCTGAAGAAGTGGCTGCGGGGGCACTTGAGCGGTTGTTCATGCAGACTGGTGTTTCATGGTCAGATCCGTTACGCGCACAGTATTTTTCTGTGCAGTTTTCTGAGGGGATCCGTCGGGCATATCGTCATACACTGGCGACAAGCCCGTACTCTTCATACCGCAACCCTGTACGCAGGCAGAGGTTTTTCTGATGACGACGATTACAGAAATCATCGGACGTGTGAATACACAACTGGTTGACCCGATGATGGTTCGCTGGCCCCTGCAGGAATTGTGCGATTATTACAATGATGCTGTGAGGGCAGTGATTCTGGCGAGACCGGATGCTGGCGCAAGCCTGGAAACAATAAGTTGTGTTCCTGGCGCCCGTCAGGTTTTGCCCGATGGTGTAATACAACTTCTTGACGTGATATGCCTCAGTGACGGTAGTGCAGTCAGACCATTATCCCGGGAGGTGCTGGATGCGCAGTATCCTGAGTGGCCCACAATGAAGGGTATTCCTGAATGTTTTATCAGCAACGACCTGTCCCCGCGCGTATTCTGGCTGTTTCCTGCTCCTGACAAAGAGATAAGTATTGATGCAGTGGTAAGCCGGATACCGGAGGCAGTGTATGTTCTGACGCAGGACGATGATACGCCAGTTCCACTGGAAGAGGCTTATGTTAACCCACTGGTGGAGTGGATGTTGTTTCGCGCTTTCAGTAAGGATGCTGCCGGTGGCGCAGAATCGGGGCTGGCTGCGCAGCATTATCAGAGTTTTGTTGAGCAACTTGGGATCAAACAGGGGGCAGACAGTGCATTGTATGCCCGTAAAAAAGTGTTTAACGGAGGTGGAGTGTGAGTGTTGTTGTTTCGGGGACGCTGAAATCTCCTGATGGTGAGGCGATATCAGGAGCAAATATTACCCTGACGGCGCTGACAGTTTCACCGGATGCGCTCAGCGGCACCAGTGCGTCGGCAGTGACCCGTGAAGGTGGATATTACGGAATGACGATGGATCCGGGGGAGTATGCGGTTTCGGTGACGGTGAAAGGGAAGACTGCTGTCTACGGACGTGTGCGTATTGAGGGGACCGAAAGTACGGTGACGCTCAATATGCTGTTACGCCGCAGTCTTGTTGAGGTTAGCATACCCGGAGAACTGCTGACAGATTTCCGGCAGATACAGAATAATGTGGCTGATGACCTTGCCACTATTCGTCGCCTGAATGAAGACACGGCGACAAAAAACACTCAGGCCACACAGTCAAAAGAAAGTGCAGCAGCCAGTGCGAAGAGTGCATCTGACAGTGCAAAGACGGCAACCAGCAGGGCGGCTGAAGCCGGACAAAAAGCGACTGATGCCACTGAGGCTGCGACCCGTGCAGTCACAGCAGCGGGGAATGCAGAGGAAAGCTCGACCCGTGCCGGAGAGTCTGAAAAAGCCGCCGGAGCTGATGCAGAAAAAGCCAGACAGCATGCTGAAAAGGCCAGGCTGGCGCAGGAGAGCGCCGGAGAGATCCTTAAGCGGGCAGAGGCTGCCACTGTCAGTGCTGAAGAGGCCAGACGTATGGCTGAGAATGCACGGGGGCCCCGGGGGCCTCAGGGAGAAACTGGTCCGAAGGGGGATGTCGGTCCTAAAGGCGAAACAGGTCCAGTGGGCCCTCAAGGGCCCGCAGGGCCGAAAGGTGAGCGTGGTGACGTTGGTGCTCAGGGGGCTGTAGGGCCTGCTGGTCCGCGTGGTGAGAAGGGCGAACAGGGGGAGCGAGGACCGCAGGGAATACCAGGCCTGAAGGGGGATACCGGAGAGCGGGGGCCTAAAGGGGACCAGGGGGATATGGGGCCAAAAGGCGAGAAAGGTGATCCGGGAGGTCCTGCAGGCCCGCAAGGTCCTAAAGGCGAACGAGGAGAAGCCGGACCACAGGGACCGATGGGAGCACGAGGTGAGCGTGGGGAGACTGGCCCCCGAGGTGAACCTGGTCCTGCAGGTCCGAGAGGCGAACGAGGAGAGACCGGACCTCAGGGACCTCGTGGAGAGCCAGGTCCGGCAGGCAGCGCTGCAAATGTGGCTGATGCAACGACGGCACAGAAGGGAATTGTGCAGTTAAGCAGCGCAACGGACAGTGATGATGAAACGAAGGCTGCCACCCCGAAAGCGGTGAAAGCGGCAATGGATGTGGCAAATGAAGCGAAAACAAAGGCAGAAGAGGCTGCAGCAGGAGGTGGTGTTCCCGGTCCGAAAGGAGATAAAGGGGACACGGGGCCAGCAGGTCCGGCTGGGCCGAAGGGTGATAAGGGAGAGCGCGGTGACACCGGCCCTGTCGGGGCAACCGGCGAACGGGGACCGGCAGGTGATGCTGGTCCGGCAGGCCCGCAGGGGCCGAAAGGTGACAGGGGAGAGCGGGGAGAGACCGGTCTGACGGGAAATGCAGGTCCACAGGGTCCAAAGGGAGATACCGGTGCGGCAGGCCCGGCAGGCCCACAGGGACCGAAAGGAGAAACAGGTGCGGCAGGCCCGGTGGGGGCGACCGGACCTCAGGGGCCGAAGGGCGACCCGGGGGAGACGCAAATACGGTTCCGTCTGGGGCCGGGAAACATTATTGAGACAAACAGCCATGGCTGGTTCCCGGATACAGATGGCGCACTCATCACCGGACTGACCTTTCTTGACCCCAAAGATGCCACACGGGTTCAGGG